CTGTCCTTGTCGACGCTGTACTCGGCCCGCTGGTAGGCATCGCCTGAGGTTTTCTTGAAGCGTTCGCGCGCTTCAGAGCGGGTGAGGTATGAGGCGGCCGCGACCCAGGTCACTTCCGGCCAGGAGCGGGAGATGGAATGCAGGAAATCGCGCCGGTCCTTGAAGTCGATGCACACGCGTTCGGAACTGTAATAGTCCTTGCCGGTCCCGCTCTCATACCGGCACCACGCCACACCGCGGCCGATCAGGGCGACGTCGTCGCGCACCAGCATCATGAGGTCATTGATGCGGGTGAGGTCGAAGGCGACGGTGCAGCAGCGTTCCATGACCTCGGATGCGGCCTGGTAGACCGGCCTTCTGTCCTTGAACTTGGGCACGATCACGGGCACCGGCGGCTTGGCGTAGATCGATGGCTTGATGACCTCGCAGTTCGACCAAAACATTTGAAATTGCCGGTCGGGACGGTGGGTCAGGCGTTCGAGGGAGGCGAACTGCTTATCAATATTGTCGCAGTGCTCGTTCCAGCGCTCGAATGCCTTCTCGCTTTCCTCCAAAAGGTTGAGCCACGCCTTGGCCTTCTTCGGCTCGACGGCGGGATCAAATTCATAATCGTCGTTGCGGATGTCGTCGTCGTCGTCAATGTCATCGTAGTCCGCGGTGTCACTCATGGTTTTAACCCAATAGCCAACGTCCATTGAGATACCAAGACGGCGGTGCTTTACTGCCTGCGGGCGTGCCGAAGACCAGAGAGCCGACACTGACACTTGTGCCGTGTTGCCTTGTGCCTCTTTTTTCAACAACAATCAATTTTGTGTGTACCTGTAGCCTTTCGCGGATGCCTTGGCGCTCCATGAAGACGCGACGCTCTTGAACGAGCGCCTCTTCCATCAGGTCGCGTTTGCGCGAGCGCACCGGATCGTGGAAGTCTTTGCCGAGACGCGCACGCATCATCCTCAAGCCGCGCTTAACGATCTGGTCGATGCGCGAGCGGCTGAGTCCATGCTGTTCGCTGAGTTCACGCAGGGTCTTGGGCTTGCTGTCCAGGCCAAAGCGTTCGCGCAGGATCGGCACCGCCCGCTGGTATTTCAATGAGGCTAGGGCGGCGTCGAACTGGCCGCGCATCTCGCGTCCAATCATGTGTTGTTCAGGCGTTATCATGGTGCGCCGCTGTCACTCATAATCGGAGTTCCACCTGCACTGGCTTACGCGGCGGCTGCGGCACGAAAAGGTCGCCTTGCCGATAAGCCTCTTCAATACGGCGGCACGCGATGTCGAAATATGCGGGTTCTTTCTCAATGCCGATGAATCGGCGGCCGGTTTTTACGCAGGCCACGCCGGTCGTGCCGGAGCCCATGAAAGGGTCGAGGATTGTTTCGCCCTGGTCACTGAATAACATGCAAAGTTCCTGCATCAGCGGAACAGGCTTTTGCGTCTCGTGTTCATGCTTACCACCTGAATTCTTGCAAAATTCAAACGTCCCGACTCTTCCGCCGCCGTTCCATTTACTAAACCCAACCCCGCACCAAACCGCCGTAATACATTCAAAACCGGCAGCCGGACATTGCCCATTAAACTGCGGCATTGCGTCAGGTTTGATCCACACCATGGCACGTTTATATTTCGCCCCGGCGTCTTCGAAAGCATCCCGCCATGGCGCGATCCCTTCCGCCATGCAAAAGGCAAGACACCATCCGTTGCATGCATCCACCATGAGTTTGGCTACATATTCGCGAATCGGATTAATTTCGCTAAACGTGAATGCTTCCGCTATCACTCCACGGTTCATGCCGGTGATCTTACGCTCCTTCCGATGAGCCTCGGTTTCATACGGCGGGTCCGTCACCACAGCATCCACCTTGCCGAGCGTCGGCAGTATCTCAAGACAGTCTGCGAGATAGAGCGTGCAATCGCCGATGATTTCCTCACGCCATGGGGCGCCGCCCGGCAAGAGACTGGGGGCAGGCACTGCCGGGCGGCTGACCGTCGCCGGCGGGGGGGCCATAACGGTCATAACTGGATCCCTCTGTGTGGCATGTACATAGGCGGCGGCGGGATGAAGAAGCCCTGGCGTTTGGGTTCGGGCCGGACGCGCCGCGGGACATGCTGCCAGGCCAGCGCGAGGTAGCGGAACGAGTCGGCTGGATGCGAGGTCCAGTCGTGCACATCGGTTGGCAGGAAAGCTTTTTTCTCATCATCCCACTTGCGGCAGTATTGCTCGAGTGCTGCGACCAGCGTGGTTTCGGTGCGCGGATGAAAGACGCAGAACGGCAGCGTGCGCCGCGCGGCGTTGATTCCGTCCTGGACCTTGGCGAACGGGGCCAGCATTGGCTTCATACCGAGTTCGCGCATGGCATCGATGCGCGTCTTTCCGACAATCCATTCCTTGACCTTGATGTCATGCGGCACGTAGTCGTGGCCGTGCCTCCAGCCATGTTCGGCCTCGCGTTCGCGGATCACGTCGACGTAGTGGTCGAGGCCGACTTGGGAGTTGGCGTAATGGTCGAGGATATTGATCTGGCCCGATGGCGCGACCTGGAACCAGATGATCGAGGTATCGTCCTTGGTCCCGATGTCCCACGCCCGGTGGACATATTCGTTCGGGAGCGCGTCGATCTCGAAGATGCGGCCTTCGTCACGCACTTCCTGCATCTCGAGGGCATAGTAGGCGCCGAGGATCGCGGCATTCCAATTGCACAGATATTCTTGTTCGTATTGGGCGCGGCCGACGTCGGCACCGTGCAGCGCAATGTACTCGGCCCGGACCTCCTCGAGTTGCGCTTGCGTCAATGCGCCGGTCGTCTTGGCTGTCAGCAGTTCGCAATACCATTCGTTGGATTTGCGCGCGTGATCGAACAAGGTCTTGGCATGGTTTCTGCCACGCGGCGTGGTGATGAAGACGGCCCAGCCGTCGTTCTCCTCGATCATGGGCTTGATGTAGCCCCACGCTGCGGGATTGGAGAGGGCGTATTCGCTGAACGTCACGCCGACCGCGGAGGAGCCGACGATGGCATTGAACCGGTCCGAGGCAATCAGCTGAAAGGTTGAACCATTGACCAGCCGGATCAGCATCTGCTGGTCATTGGTTGACTCACGGATCTCTGCCGGAAACGCTTCATCGATGCGTCTCTTGCCGGTGTGGGCGTTGATGGAGTTCCAAATGGCGCGCCGCGCGTGCTCGAACTCCGGGAGCATGTGCCAGTAATTGCCCACACGCTCGATCATCGACACTGCGGCGTGATGCATGCAGATCTCGTCTTTGCCGGCGCGTCTGTGCCACACCGCCATGGCGCGTTTGCCGCCGGTCTGGAGATACGTCCACAGCTTCATCTGGTGCGGTCGAGGTGACCACCCGAGATGCGGCACGTGGATGTCGCTCATGAACCTGCGTCGTCGTCCTGTGTGATGGTGACGGGTGGGGGCGGGGCTTCCAGGATCTTGCGCACGGTGATGCGGATTTCGTTGGATCCATCATCGCCGCCGACGAGGGGTTGGGCCACTTTGCCCCAGCCGCGGTCGAAGAGTTCGCGGATGGCCGCGACGCGCGCCGCGGATTTACATTTTTTGGATTTGGCTATCTCGGTGAGGATGCGAATGCCCATGGCGGTTTTCCCGCGGGCCATGGTGCGGATTTCTAAAGGTGTTCTGGGCACTTGCGAACTTTCGGACCCCACGCGGGTTCCGACCCCTGAAACGCAAAAAGCCCCACCAGGGGTAGGGCTTAGACGGATTTAGACCGCTATATTTCGGAAGTAATCCCGTTTTAGGAGATTGTCAAGCTTGTTCCGCCAGGGCTGCCTCCGCAGCCGCATGAAGGATGCGGATGCACGTGATGGCGTGCTCTACCGGCATGTCCGGGTCGAGGCTGGACGCGGCGAATTCTTTCCTTTTGATTTTGCTGAGGAGGTCTCTCCCGGCCGCGTTCAACGCTTCATGAACTTGACGTGGCGCCGTGTCGTAGGCGTCCAGCAATTCGGCGAATGCTTTGATGACGGCCCGCAGCTCCTTTTGGATGGTGGTTTTCTTGGCGGCTTTCTTGCGGGTCATGTCTGCGAGTCCTCCCACGCCGGCACGTCCGGTTTTTGGCCGGTGTGGATCATCAGCCTGAGCAGGAGGGCGATGCTGTCGTGGACGTCGACTTCCTTGGCCATCATGCGGCGCATGGTGCGTTCGCTTAAGCCCAAAAACCTGGCGGCGCCGGCCTGGGTCATATCGAGCGCCTTGATGGCGGCCTTGAGTTGCCGCGCGGTCATGGTGCGGTTTTGCCAGGTCATGATCGATCACATTCTGGATTGCTTTTTCATGTGCTTAGCGGTCTCGGTCATGAATTTAGCGAATTTCAATTGCCATCCGATGTCGCGTTCCCGCGCCATCGCGCAGCCGGCTGTAACCAGGGCGAAAGCCATTTCAGAGTAAGTGATGTTTCCGTGGTCGATGTAGTCATGTGCATAAGCCACGAGATTGGGCACGAGTTGCATCATGCGTTCTTCGTCGAGACTGTCGATTGTGCCGGTCCGTTCGCGCGGACGTTTGGGCGGTTCCTCAAAATCGTTGTTCTCGAGTTTATCGACGCCTTTGCGCATGAGGATGATGGCCGTCTGGCTTTCGCCGGCGTGGTGCGCCATTGATGTTGCCATCCCGATCAGGGCGATAAGGATCTGTTCGTAGGTTGTGGCGTGTTCGCGCACGTCTTTCATGGCGAGGTCGTGGAACCCCTTGAGCAGGCGGCCACTGGTTTCCCGAGGGTCGATCATTTCGGCAGTACCCAGGTCTTCGAGATGCGGCGCGCGGACCATTGGGCGTAGGCCAGGGCCATACGTCCCAGCCAGTTCAGGAACTTTGTCATCACAACCGCGATCCCCAGGGCCGGGGTACACAACAGCCGCATGACCCAGCGCAGGATGTAGAACCACATGGCGCAGGCCATGACGGCGCCGAGGAAGTTGCCGAGGTCTTGGGAGAAGCTCATGGCTTGTACTTCAGCAGCCAGAATAAGATTCCGGTATATCCTGCGCCCATGAAAAACATGAGTCTGGCGAGGCGGAGGAAGAGGCTGTCCTTGAGACCGTCGATGCTGATTTTGAGGCCGTCTATTTTTATTTCGACGCCGCTAATTTTATGCGCGACGCCGTCGATCCTGCTTTCGAGTTTTGCCAGCCTGGCATCGAGATAATCGCGTGTGACGTAACCGCCCCCGAGCCTTTCGGGCGCATGGGCGATGAGGTCGGCGAGGTCTTTATCCATCCCCAGCCGCTTGAGTTCCTCGCGGTATGCGATGGTGTCCATTATTGATCACGCAATTCGAGCCGCGCTTCGATGCGCGTCACGCGCTGTTCAAGGGTATCCATACGTGAATCGAAGCGGAACATATCGGCATGAATAAGCGCGATATGTTGATCGATTGATGAGATGCGCGACTTTATTTCGGTTATGTCCTGGCGCATTACGGCCATATCGGCCTGGATTTTTTTCATTGTCTCAAACATCAGGCTGAAATCAGCTTCGGTCATATTCTTACCCTTGGTTGTATCCTCCCTCATAGGCCATTTTGGCCGCCCTGTCAACAATACTGAACATCAAATGATTTGAATAAGCCATATTGACCGGGCGGACAAAATGGCCTAGTTTGGATCATCGAAACACACCCCATAGGAATACAGAATGAAGCCCGTAGCGATCCTTTGCGTCGTTAGTTTGCTCGCCGGCTGCGTCGCGCCGTCGCAAGCTTTCCTCACCTCCATGACCGCGCAATGCACGAGCGGCGATCAATCGGCCTGTAACCAGCTCCCGGGCCTGCGCGCCCAGGTCTCGGCCGAACACCAGCAGCAGACCAACCAGTTCCTGCTCGGGATGGGGGCGGTCGCCCTCGGCGCAGCCGCGGCCGCGGCGGCCTCTCAGCCGCGCACCGAGTACGTGGTGGTGTGCCCACGCTGGCGCTATTATTGTTGAGCCGAAACCATGAGCAGCAGCACCATCGTCAAGGTCCAGCGTCCCGCCGACGGTCCCCATGACGGTCCGTGGTTGGTTTCGAGCCAGGACGTTCGGGTCATGCTGATGGTGCCCGAGGCCTGCTTCTCCAAGCGCGTCCGCGGGATCATTAACCTTAGCGGTCACGGCTATTTCCGGGCCACGGTCCATGATGGCAAGATCGACGTCGACGCCAACGGCCTCTACAGGATCAACACCCACCTCGTGAAACGCAAGTTCAAGTGGTAAAAAGTGTGCGGAAAATACCGTCCTGACTTTCCGCACACCTCAGAGCCCATAGATCAGAGCCCGTACACCCCCCTGAGGACGTCAAGGGAGGCGCGGTAGGCTTCGACGGTGACGATCCCGTGGTGCTCGCAGAGGATCCGGTCGACGTCCTTCACGAGCGGACCGAGCGCTTTCAGCACGGCTTCGAACCTTTCTACTATTAAAACGTCCTCCTCCTCACACCTCTCCTTTTGAGCGCGCCTCTCCCCGCGGCTACGAAGCCCGCCAGGCGCCAAGATCGCCGCCCAGTACTTGGCCAGGGTCACGAGGTAGAGCTCGCCTGCGACGTATTGGGGCCCCGTGATGACGCCATCCAAATACAGCCGGCCATGGAGGGTGGCGGCGCGGGGGTCTGACCCGTAGCCGCGGCGGTGGGGCGGGTCGGGGCGGATGATGGGGGCTGATTTTAACTTACCGCCCGGATGGCGGGGCCCAGGCTTGCGTTTCCGGCCATGCGGCATGGACGACCCCTGGGCGGGGCCGCCGTGGGCAAACGTGGGGTGCGATCAAGACTTTAGCGACAACCGCCGGGGAATCAAGGACTTATAGTTGTCCAGACATATGTGATGCCGGTTGGGGCGACGATCAGGTCCTGCCCGACTTTGCAGGCACGCCGGAGATGGTTCAGAATCTCGTTGAGGTCATTCGCTGGGATATCTTTGAGACGGGCCCACAGGTCTTCGTTGGTGATGTCGCCCGCGGCCCGGATCTCGGCCATGACAAGATCGCCTCGCATCCTTTTGATGGCGGCGCGGCATTCGGCCGGACCTAAACTTCTGGCCCGCGGCCAATTGCGCATGAACAGGCGATAATCGGCTGGAGGGTGCGGTTGATCGAGGCTATAATGGCCGTTCCGCGGTTCTGCGGGTTCCATTTTCGATCCGGCTGTTTTTGTCACGACTCTCTCCTGGGTTGATAAAGGGAACTTTAAAAAAATACAACTTCACACGCTAAGTGGTTTTGTCCTCTATTTTGGGGGGGTGTGTACTCTTGTACTCAAAGCCTCAAAAAGAGATACCCACCCATAAAAAAAGACAAAACTATATATAATAACTTATATATATGATTTGTAACACTTTTTTGGCAACGAAATCTCAGGACAAATCTCCTGCCAAAACCGGTTCCGTCCTGACAAAATACACCCCCAAAAGGATACTCGTCACAAATTTCCACACTTATTAAATGTTAATTGTCCTTGGCTAAGTTTTGGCTAGGTTTTGGCTAGGTTTTGTCGGAGGTTTCGTCTTCAACAAATTTTGCCCAGACGTATGTAACCGATGGTCGGCCGCCCTTACTTCCTGTCGGTGCCAGTTCAACCGTAAATTCTTCCGCCTCAATGAGGGCCTTGATGACGCCCTCCAAATCCGGCGTCCGGTAGCGATGATCGAGGGCACGAATCAGATCACGCCGCTTGATGTGCCCCTTTCGCTCGCCCGCGGCCCGCCGGATGGCGTTGGCAATCGCTTGGGTCTCGCTGTCGGCGATGTGAAGGGCCGCTCCCTCTGCCATCTTCCGGCTCGACCAGTCGGCCATCTCCTTGGCCCAGGCCATGTCGTGCGCATCGATCGTCATGCTGTTCCTTCCGATGGCCACGATGGTGGCAAGCCTAAGGGCATTTTCTGCCGTCCTGGCCAGAAACGGCGCCAGGACGCGATCGCGGTCGCCGCGAACCTGGAGATCGCGCACAAAAGCGGTCCTGACGTCCTCCGCCTCGCGGGTGATATCGAGCTTCGCAAACGGGGGGGCCGTGCGCGACTGCGTCAGCATGGCCAGGGGGACGCGCTGATAGATTGATTTCAGGCCGGCGGCGATGGACGCCGGGACGGCCTTCGCGTCCAGGATGGGGGTTTGCTGGGACGGCCGCAGACTGGTTTCAATCAGGATGAGCCGGTTTATAACCCCGTTTGTGATGTCGGCGCCATCCAGGCCGCCGAAGAAGTCCTCTGCGGTCGATAGCCCGTAGATCGAGAGGGCCGGGGCGTGGATCGGAGCGATGTAGCGGGTCGCGGCCCGCGGCGGAATCACGATTTGGAAGGAGTAGCCCCATAGACCGCGCAAGGCGGCGCCGGTTGCCTTCTCGAAACTGCTGGCCTTGCGGTGGTTGATGCGCTTCAGGAACGCACCGAATTCGTCCATCGGACAGACTATGAGGGGTGTTTCCGACAGCGCTTGGTAAACGGCCGGGGCAGAGGTGAATTCAGCCGGCCCGAGGTGCCCGGTCATGTCGGCCGCCTTCAGGATCTCCCCAATCATGGCCCGCGGATGATCCTTCCCGGCCCCGGATGGGGCTAAGGCGATGACATAGAGGTGGGTGCCGGACATGGTCGGCCCAGCCATATGGCGGCCGGTGGCGGCCCCGACGATCGTGAGTGCCGCCCCGAGCGAAAGGGCCGGAAGCGGCATGATGGCGGTGCCGGTGATCCATTCGGTGATCTCGCCGACCAGGCCGGGGACGCTGAGCAGGTGCTTGGGGAATTCGCCCACGAGTAGCGTTGTGGTGTGTGCGATAATACTTTTGGCAATTTCCGCACCCATGGCGACGGCCGCCGACCCGTCGTCCCACCCCAGACTATCCGGCGCCACCCCCAGCCGATCGCACAGCCAGAAGGCGGCTTGGCGGGCATCGGCGGCGCCACTCCATTGGATCACCTGATCGATCGCGGTGCGCCGTCCCCCGCGCGCGTCCCCCATGTCATGGATGCCGAAATCGACGATGCCCGTAGGGGCGTAGGAGATATCTTCCTCGAGATCCCGCCCGAGGCTTTTGGACGACACCCGCCACGCGCCGGTCCCCGGCTGATAGGAGGCGTCATGGTGCAGATCCAGGAGCGGTACCCACCTATCCAGACGTGCAAGGGCCGCATCATTGACGTTGCGGAAGAATGGCGAGTGCGCGCCGTTCCCGGACTTATGACCTGATTTGGGGCTTGTTTTCGCAACCGGTTGCGCGGCGGGTTTGGACGCCTCCACCCTGGCCCGAAGCAGCGCTTCGGTCCGGGGGGCCTCCTTGATCTCCTTGGGGGTGTCGCGCAGATGATGCCCGGTCACGATCAGATAGCGCGCCGAGCGGTAGACCTCGACCCCGACGCCGTTGTCCTTGAAGGTCTTGGCGATCTTGCCCAGCCAGAACAGATGCACGCCCGTGCCCGAGATGCTGATCTCGGCATAGGTCTCCTTCAGATCGAGGATCTCCTGCGCCCAGGGTTCGAGGACCCCCGTCTTGGGGTCGCGGCAATGGTCGAGGTCGACACCGGTGAGGCCATCGGTCTCGGTTAGGACGAAACCGATGCCGCTATGCTTGCGTTTGCGGGCACAGGCCAGCGCCTGCTCGTAGGTCCCCCAATGGGCCGGGTTGGTGACCGAGGCGGCGAGCGCCGAGTGCGGCGACATCGGGATCTTGGTCGGCTTGCCGCCCCGCTCGCCCAACCGCCAGCACACCCAGTGTGGCAGGGATTTGAGATATCTGAGCGCGGGCAGATCCGGCAGGTCGTGCATGGGCCATCAAGGAAAAGAACATCAATACGGAATCTCATCCTGCGCCGGCAATTTCTTGATCCAGTCCCCGCGTTCGCACGCCGCGTTGAAAAACTCCTCCACGACCCAGCGCACGAATGGCTCGATCTCCTCAGGCGTGAGCGTCAACACCCCCTCGATCAGGATCTTGTCGGCGATTTGCTGGCATACGCTGTTGCCTACGTTATCCATATCCGAACTCCTTATGAGACAAAGCGACGATCTGAAAATACTTGCCCTCGCGCCGCACTAAGATGTCGGCCGGCGTGCGGATCTCGTGGCGACGCGCAAGCGCTTCCGTCACGCTCACCGGCACCGGCGCCCACGCATTCTGCATCCACCAGCGCTTCGCTTTCTCGCGCGCGTAGCCGTCGTGCTCGAGACAGATCCATTGCGAGTGCCTGACGAGGCCGCAATGATAGGTCACGCGCAGGCTCGGCGGCTTGCCGAGCTTGACATGCCGGTGATAACTCACGTCCTCGACCGGGATCCATTCCGGCGCGAGACTGGCTAAGATATCGTTGTTCGCATCGGCGATGGGGGCGTGGGGCGGGACCGGCAAGTTCGGCCATGCATAACCGCACGTCGGGCAGTTCATGGTCGCGAGCGCGACCAGGCTTCGGCACTCCGGGCACTCTTTCACCAGGGGGGCGCCGTCTTCCTCATCGCGCCGCGCCCGCCGCTGGCCGGTAATGAGATCGATCGGGCCATGGCGCTGGGTGTTTGACGCGAAGTCCAAAACCAGGCAGTTCTCCTTGCCCTCGGCATTGCGCAACCCCCGCCCAACCTGCTGCACAAACAACCCCGGCGACATGGTCGGACGCAGGAGGGCGATCAGATCGACGTGCGGCACATTGAAGCCGGTGCCAAGCACCATCACCGAGACTAAGCATTGCGTCGAGCCGGCGCGGAAAGCGGCGATACGGGCGTCGCGTTCACGCTCCGACATCTCGCCGGTAATGGTTTCACATGAAACGCCGCGGCCTTTTATCTCGCGCGCGACATTGCGGGCATGTTCGACCCCGACGCAGAACACCAGCCAGCCGCGGCGGTCGTGTCCGTATGTGACGATCTCATCGACCGCGTTATGAGTAATCCAGTCGCGGTTGACCGCGATCTCGAGCGCCGAGGGGATGAAATCCCCGCCCCGCAGCCCAACCCCCTGCACCGCCATCTTCTGAAGCGTGGCCTTGGTGATCAAAGGACACAGATATTTATCATCGATCAGTTGCCGCAGATTGGCCTCGTACACGACGGTCTCAAACAGCCGATCCTCGCCCTGGTCGAGCCGGCCGCTGTCGATGCGGTAGGGTGTGGCCGTCAGCCCGACGATGCGCATGTCGGGGGTTTGGAGCCACAGGGCGGTGATGAACTTTTGGTAGAGCGTCGAGGCGTTGCGGGGAATCAGGTGCGCTTCATCGACCAACAGCAAATCAACCGGCCCGATCTCGTCCAGCCGATCCCACACCGACTGGATGCCGCAGAACAGGATCTGCGCCTTAGCGTCGCGGCGTTTGAGGCCGGCTGAGTAAATCCCGGCGGGGGCGCCGGGCCAGAGCGCTTTGAGTTCGTCATAGTCCTGCGCGATCAATTCGCGCACATGCGTCGCCACCGCAATCCGCATGGTCGGATAATGGCGCAGGACTTCCTGACACAGCGCCGCCATCACCAGCGATTTGCCGGATCCGGTCGGGAGCACGATCAGGCTATTGCCGCCACCTTCGCCCCAGTAGGCGTATTGGGCAGTGACGGCATCGCTTTGATAGGGCCGGAGTTCGAATGACATTCTTGTCCCTCCCCATCAGTCCCATCGGTCCCGCCATCAATCCAGGTGGATCCGTCCGGCATCACATACATGATCAAGCGCCGGGTGACGTCGGCATCGATCTGCTCACCGGGCACCAGCGACGGCAGATAGACGTGCGACGGGCATCCCTTGAGTTGCTCGGCAAACGTCAATGACTTGTCCCACTGCTCGCACCGCCAGCCGCCTTCCTTTCCATCAAGGATCGGCGTCGATGAGATACAGGTGCGGCAGTTGCGCCGGGCGAATTGGCCCTCGTGACAGACCGTCTTGGCCGGGCACCAGCCGCAGGCGAACGCCGACTTCGCCTTGGGGTCCTCGTGCAGTTTGGCCGGGGCGGCGTGCGCCTTGATGGTGCGCTCCGCGCGCCGCAGGATGATCTCAGATTGTTTCGCATCATACGGCACGCGTTCGACATAGATGCTGTCGTCGTTCTTGTTTACCGCGACGTACAGCGCCCATGATGCCTTGGTGTGATGCATATAGAGTTGCATCTGCACCACATGGCCGGGCTTGGATTTGGCGACACCGTCCTTGAGCAATGATTTAAACGACTTCTCGTTGTGGGTCTTGACCTCGAGCACATGCTGCACATCGGGCGCCTCGGGGACATTGGTCACAACACCGTCGAGGTGGCCTTGGAGATGCCCCCCCGAGGCAGAGATGTTGTGCTGCCGGCCATCGACCGTGATGCCGGCTTCATTGAGTTCTGCGACGACACGCTCCTCCTCGCGATGGCCGGTCTGGAACAGCCGTAACTTACGGCCCTCCAGCTGTTCGGGTGGATACGCAAGGCGGAACTGGTACCAGAGCGCGCGGTCGCACTCGGTGCCCATAATCGAGGCACCGAGGTAAGCACGTTCATGAACAGGTTGGTTTTCGTAAACCTTATAGATGGCGTCGGCCGTGAGCGCCAACGGCTGGGGTATCGGAGGCATGATGGTTTCCTAAAAGATCAGTTTGCGCGTTTGACGAGCCACGGCTTGGTCGCCGGCGGCCGGGGTTCGGTTGGCTGGGGTTCGGGTTGGGATTGCGTTTGCGCTTGCGCGCTGGGCATTCCCGCGGGCCGCGCCATCCGCGCCTTATACCGGACCGCGTTCTGCGGCCCGTACCGGTCATTGCCCGGACGGATCGTCAGATGACCGATAAACGGCTTGTAGTGGAGCATATTGCTGTCGCTGAGATGCATGACATTGATCGCAATGCACAGATCCGCCAGCGCCCGTTCGGCGATCCGCTGCGCATCAGCATTGGGATTCTGGATGTTGAGCCGATCCCAAATGCGGCGCCTGGTGTAAGGCCCGTCCAACACCTCAAGGGTAAGCACAAGCTGCTGGCCGTTGCCCTTTTTCGTCGGCTTCACCTCAGAATCGATGACGTGCATATTATAATCGCCGGCGGGCAAAGGCTCGAAGCTGGAATTATCCTTCGGCGCGTTGGCGGCGTTGAAATCCATCTGTGACATGATGTGGTGCTCCTTACTCGGCGGCCAGCGCTACAGGAGCGCCGGGAAAGTACGGGATCAGGGCCTCAAAGCCCTTGCCGCGGTCGAGCATGATTTTATCGGGGATGCCGTAACGGTTTTTCGCAACATAGCTGGGGCGCGGGGCCGTATAGAGCCAGCGGTTGCCGCCGCCGTCAGCCCGATGGCGCGGGTTGTTCTTGTCGCCCTCGGCCTTGATGTTGACGTCCTGATTGATCAGGAAGATGCAATCCACTTCGTCCTGAAAGATGCCGATGGCACGCTTGTGCAGGCGGATGTCGTAGCGCGAATAGCTCTGCGTCATCGGATCGTCCACGGTCGTCACAACCGAATGGGCGATATAGACCACATGCATTTTCTGGTCGCGGCGCAGCGCATTGAGGCCCTCGATCAGATCACGCCAGTAGGCATCAAGCGCGATGTAGCCTTTGCCGTAACCGGGCGCCTCGATATTGGCCCAGCCATTGTCGGCGCAGGCCTTGGCCCACACCAATGGCTCGAGCTTATCCAAACTATCGAGCACGACCGTCTTGAATTCATGCTCCTCGGTATAGAGCGCGCCGATGGCCTGCATGACATCGTCATACGACATCAGCCGGCCGAACGTGGTGAGCTCCACATCGCCGGGGGTGCCGTCCTCGACCTGCAGGAAGACCGGGGCGGGCCATTCGGTGGCGAGCGTGGTCTTGCCGATGCCGGGCGGGCCATAGATGAGCGTGCGCGGCGGTTCGGTCGCTTTGACGCGTTTGAGGGAGGCGAGATCGATAGCCATGATGTTTTGTCCTTATGTTGCCGAGATTAAGACCGAGCGGGGCGACGTCGGCTCGCCGCTTCCCGCACTGAATTGATGATCCTCCCGACCCCGCTTTCTGAACGGGGCCGGGAGTGCACCCCATGCGCGCGCGCGGCGGCGATGGGAAATTGGGGGAACGTAAAAGTCACGTTGGGCTGAAACGCACCGATTGATTTCAGACAATCGACCGTCGCCGCGAGCCCGTGGCATAGATGATAGGTCCCGCCGGCGCGTTCGAGATCGAGCTTAAAAGCGATCTGGTTGGGCTTCGGGCCGTTCGTTTCGGTCTTCAGTTCGACGCCGTGGACGTGGCCGGCGATCACAAACATGAGATCTGCGGCCCCGGCCCTGACACCTTGGCGCTTGAGTTTGCGGCCAATCGCCGATGTGCGCGCCTCACCGTTGGGCACCGCAAACCACAGCACATCGGGCTTGCCGTAAGCCGCCAGCATCTGGACGACATTCTGCTGGATGGTGTTCTCGTCCATGTCCTCATCCATGGGCCACCGCTTTCTTCCGCATCGCCCACAACTTATCCGGCGCGACGTAGTCCTTACGCGCCAGGGCTTCGGTCAGGATGAGATAGGTATTGGACGGGAAACGATCAGCCGCGCGCCAATTGGAAATGGCCGCCGAGGTTACGGTCAGCATCTTGGCCACGGCGGCATTGCCGCCGAGGGCGTCGATGATCGCGGTGGTGGATTGGAGTTTGACCATGCCTTGTCATAATAACAAAACCTGAATGAGGCAAGATCAAAATATCATTAAAATATCCTGAGCTTAAAAATAATTTGAACGCTAGAGGCTCGCAAGGGTATGATGGAGGTCAAGGTTGGGTTAAGAGACCATATGACGGCCAAAACGCGCGACAGCTTTAACGTTCATAAGATGCTGAAAAGCGCCGCCGTTGCGCGTCGTCTGCATATACTCAGACTCCACGTTACCGGGTCAGAACGCGGATCGCAGGTCCGCTGGGCCAAAATGATAGGCACCAGTTCGCCGCGGTGGAACAACTACGAAAAGGGTGAGCATCCCTTACCGCGCGACATGGCGATACGGTTGGTTTACTACGTCGACGGTTTGACCCTGGATTGGATTTTCCTCGGCCGCGAGGACGGGCTCGACCCAGAGCTGAAGTTGGCACTGCGAAAACTGCTCATTATGATAACAGAGCCTGAGCCGGCCTTAAAAGCACATGTTGCATCAGCCTCAGCACGCAAAACGAATCGGCGCGCATAATCGAGCAGCCTGATGGCTCGCGCGGGATCTTCGCGCGGCAGATTTTTGTAGATGGTTAAAGCCTCGAAGTAATCCGGGTCAATCCCTGCCAATTCCTCCACCAGAGCGCGTTTCGCGCGCCAGCGGATAGAGTCCTCGCGGGGGGGGGGGGGGGTAACGCTGAAATTGGTTGGGCATGT